AACTATACCAGCAGCTACAGCTAGTTTTACTGCAGCAGCATTTGATGATGTAGATGCACAGGCTAGTACAACTTTATCTGGTGCAACATCTACTTTTGCTGCATCAGCACTTGACTTTGATGCACAGGCAAGTATAACTACTTCTAATGTAATTGCTTCTTCTAGCATTAGTGACTTTACTTCTGTAACAGGTAAAGCTAATATTACACCAAGTGGTGCTACAGCTACCTTTGCATTAGACATAGACTTTGACGCTAAAGCAAACACAAGCATAGGTGGCTCTGTCACAGCTACACTTACTGCTGAAGATTTTGCAGATGTAGATGCTCAAGCAAGTGGCTTCTTAAGTACTACTGCAGCATTCCTCTCTATCTACATCACAGACTTTGCAGATGAGGATGCACAAGCTAGAGCATTCATGCCAGTGGCAGCGTCTAGTATTACAGCAAGTGCATTTGGTGACGTAGATGCTAAAGCTAATACAGACATTGGTGGCTCTGTAACAGCAGCACTAGCAGTATCAGCATTCGATGATGTAGATGCTAAAGCCAATACAACACCCAGCGCAGTAACAGCTACGATAGCTAACGCAGCGTTTGACGATGTAGACGCACAGGCAACAGTAGTACCACCTTCTGTCGTATTAACCCCAGCTATAGACTTAGATGACCCTATTGCTGTAAGATTTGACTTCGGTCAGTTTGCTGACAGTTATGATAGATCAAGAGTACTTTATATAGTTTCATACGGTGGTAGTGATACTGTACATGTTACTGAAGAAAACAGAACAGTTTATATAGATAAAGATATGCAGAACTATACTGTGTATATTACAGGATAAGGACACACTATGTCTTACAAATGGCCCGATAAAGACCCTGATGAAATGCTGGACTACAGCGTAGATTGGTCACGTTTTTTAGGTGATGATACTATATCGTCTGTTACGTGGTTTATACACGATGCTGATGGAGTTAAACAACAAGTGTCTGATTCTTCCGTAGTTAACGGTTTGCAGTTTGTTCAAGGAACAGTATCGGGTCGTGTAGCCACTGCAAGATTTTCACTAGGAACTAACAACATACGTTACAACGTTGTGTGCCGAATAAACACAGGGGAAAATTTACAGTATGAACGTTCTATTTTTCTACGTGTTAAGGAGAAATAAGTATGGCATATGATTATCTAGGATTAGTCAACGATGTAAACCGTAGATTAAACGAAGTGGAATTAACTACGGCAAACTTTGCATCTACTACTGGTTATTATAGTTTTGCTAAAGATGCAGTTAATGCAGCCATTCGCCATATACAACAAGAAGAATATGGTTGGCCTTGGAATCACGTAGAAGAAACTGAAGTACTAGTTGCGGGTACAGTACGGTACGGTTTTCCATATGACTCTAAAATTATAGACATGAACACGTTTCGTATTAAACGTGACAGTGCCTTAAATGTAACAACTAGAAAACTTAAAGTTATTTCTTACGAAGAGTACTTGACTAAGTATGCAGACCAAGAGTACAATAGTAATACGAGTATACGAGCAGTACCTACACATGTAGCACGTACTCCTAGTAGAGAATTTATGTTGTATCCAAGTCCAGATAAAGCATATGAACTTGTATATGAATACTATAGAACAGGATTTGATTTAGAAAATAGTACAGATGTACCTAATTTACCTGAACAATATAAGTATGTTATTGTAGATGGTGCTATGTATTATGTTTATCAATTCCGTGGTGACATGCAAGCGGCACAACTTGCTATGCAAAAATTTGAGCAAGGCATTAAATACTTGCGTAGTTTACATATTAATCGTGCAGATTATGTGAGTGATACAAGAGTTGGATTCTAATGGCTACCCAATGGCAGACATTTCCTATTGAGTTTAGAGGTGGTCTAATCTCTAATATGTCACCGTTACAGCACGGTTCTAATGCCGTAGGTTCCGCAACTATATTACAAAACTTTGAGCCTAATAAAGAAGGTGGGTATTCTAAAGTTAAAGGATATGAAAAGTTTAGTACTACTGCAGTTTCGGGTAGTGGACCTATATTAGCACTTAAAGTAATATCTTCTGGTCGCATTGTTGTAGCTCGTAAAAATGCTTCAAATTATACAGAATATTATTATGGTACAGGTACTACATGGACTAGTATGGGGGCAAGTGCTAGTACAAATGGATTAAAAGTAAATCATGCTGAGTTTACAGAAGCGGGTGTAGACAAAGTTATATTTGTAGATGGCGTAAACTTTCCTGCAATCTACAGCACCTCTGGTAATTCTTTAGACTTTTTTAAAAATGATAGTAGCGGTGACCCTTTTGATATTGGCACCAATGATCCTTCTGGAGCAGAAAGGGTAGCTATATTTAAGAATACTGCTTTTTATAGTAAAGAAAATATTTTATATTTTACAGCACCCTTTAACGTAAAGGATTTTACTTCAGCAAACGGGGCAGGTAGTATAAACGTAGGCAGTAATATTACAGGCTTAGTAGTATTTCGTGATCAACTTATTATATTTACTAACAGTAGTATTAAACGTTTGACAGGCAATACTTCAGCAGACTTTCAAGTGTCTCCTATTACAGATCGTATTGGTTGTATTAACGGGGATACTATTCAAGAAGTCGGGGGTGATATTATGTATCTCGCCCCTGATGGTATCCGACTATTAAGTGCTACTGATCGTATCGGTGACTTTGGTTTGGACATTGCTTCTGATATTATTTCTAAAGATGCAAATACTTTTTTAAATACTTCCTCAACATTTAGTTCTGTTTTGTTTCGTGAAAAAGCACAGTATCGTATTTTTGCTTATGTAGAATCAGAACAAAGTGATGTTGCTAAAGGTTTAATAGCTACTAAGTTTATATCACAGGGTGCATCTGGTATATCTTGGGCTACAACAAAGGGCATTAAAGCTCATGTAGCAGACAGTAGATACTCTGGAGATCAAGAAACAATTGCTTTTGCTAACTCCGATGGATATATTTATGTATTAAATACAGGCAATTCATTTGATACTTCAGAAATTGAAGCAGTTTATGAGTCTCCTTTTATGCCAATAACAGACCCACAAATACGAAAAACGTTTTACAAAATGACCCTGTATGCTGAACCTACAGGAGACATGAATATAGATGTAAACTTAAAATATGATTTTGCATCTGCTACTAACACAAAAAAAGTACAACCATCTACATTTAATATTACTAGCACAGGAAACGCAGTATTTCAATTCGGCTCTTCTAATGCAGTATTTGGTACAGCTACGTATGGTGGTGAATTAGACACAGTGTATGATTCTAATGTAATAGGATCAGGTAAAACAGTAGCATTACGAATTGAAGACAATTCGACAAACCCAACTTTTACGCTTGACACAGCGTTATTAGAATTTAGACAAAACGATAGGCAGTAATATGGCAGGTTATACACGTCAGGATACAGCAAACAACATTGCTAATGGTAACGTTATTGATGCAGATGATTTCGATGCAGAGTACAATGCTATTGAAGCTGCATTTAATGCTTCATCAGGACACACTCACGATGGTACAGCAGGTGGTGGTGCAGCTATTACAAAAGTAGGACCAAGCCAAGATTTAATTGTATCAGGAACAAATGTTAATCCAAAGACAACTAACACCCTTAGTTTAGGTACAGCAGGTGCACAGTATAAGGATGCATTTTTTGATGGAACAGTCCAAACAGACTTATTACTTGTGGACGAGACTTCAATATTTACGGGGGGTATTACTGCTAATGGTGGTGTAACAGGTAACCTTACTGGCGATGTTACTGGTGATCTTACAGGTAACGCAGACACTGCTACTACACTAGCAACAGCAAGAACCTTTACTATTACAGGTGATGTAACAGCAACAGGTGTAACGTTTGACGGTTCAGGAAATGTCACATTAAATACTGCAATGGCTAGTAATTCTGTAGACTTAGGTACTCATACTACAGGTAATTACATGACTAATGTTTCTGGTGGAACAGGTGTTACCATTACACATACTCCTGCTGAAGGTTCTACTGCTACGATAGCTATTGGACAATCCGTAGGTACTACAGACAATGTTACATTTAATACTGTGACCGCAAACCTTACGGGTAACGTTACAGGCAACGTTACTGGAGATGTTACTGGTAACTTCACAGGAAATATTACAGGTAACGCAGATACGGCAACTGCTCTAGCAACATCCCGTACTATTGCAGGTAAAAGTTTTGATGGTACTGCAGACATTACTATTGCTGCAACAGATTTGTCTGACACTAATCAATCACTATCAACTACATCAGATGTTACATTTAATGATCTCACAGTTTCAGGCGATCTTACTGTATCGGGCACAACCACTACAGTTAATACAGAGACAATCAACCTAGCAGACAACCAGATCGTACTTAACTCAAACTATACTGGTTCTTCTCCTACAGAAAATGGCGGTATTGAGATTGAACGTGGTACTCAAGCAAATAAAACTTTAGTTTGGGATGAGACTGCAGATAAATGGACAATAGGAAGCGAGACATTTGTAGCTGCTACATTTGAAGGTAATCTTACTGGCAACGTAACAGGTAATATTTCAGGCGATATTACAGGAGACATAACTGGTGATGTTACAGGTAATGTGACAGGAAACCTGACAGGTAACGTAACAGGCAATCTAACAGGTGATACTACAGGTACACACACAGGTGCAGTTAATGCTACTAACGTAACAGTAACAGGTGTTGTTACAGGTAATGTTACAGGCGACGTGCTTGGTGATGTAAAAGCTAACAACGGCACCGTCATATTAGATAGTGGAACGAATGGTACAGATGCAGCATATACAGGTAACGTTTCTGTACCAGACAACATTACATTTACTGAAGGTGCGTCTGATTGGAAAGTAGAAGTTAATGCGTCTAACGAACTTGTTATATCTTATGGCGGTACTAATAAGATGAAGCTAGACTCTTCTGGCAACCTAACAGTAACAGGTAACGTCACAGCTTACGGAACAGTATAATGGCTCTACCGTCTTCAGGTACTATATCTTTAAACGATATTCAAACAGAGTTTGGCGGTACTAATCCTATTAGTATTTCTGAGTACTATCGTGGTGGGTCTTTTATGTCTGATAATAATAGTAATGTACCCACATCAGGCACTATAGATTTAGCAGACTTTCACGGTTCTGTACTAGCTAATAGTATTACCTATGAAATAATCGGTGGTGGTGGTGAAGGTGCTGGTGGCTATACAGGGCAAGGCAATGGTAGTGCTGGTACAGATAGCTCTTTGGCTTCATCTAGTGGTACATCCTTTACAACAGTAACATCTACAGGCGGTGCTGGTGGTACACAACCTGCTCCGTTTAGTGGCTCCTTTAGAGTAGGTGAAGCAGGTGAAGCATCTTATTACGGATCAGGCGGTGCTGGTGGCTTAAACTCTGACAGCGGCAACCAAACTGCAGGTTATAGTGCTCCTGCCACATCTTATGGTGCTGGTGGAGGCGGGGGCGGTGCCGCACCATTTAGTGCCAACAACGGTGGTGGTGGTGGTAAAGCTGCTACAAGACAGACGGGTACACTACTACTAGCCCCAGGATCAGTAATAACTGTAACTATTGGCACAGGTGGTAATGCTATTTCTGGTGGTGGTAATGGTGCAGGAGGTTATGCTAAACTTACTGTAAACGGAACTGACACAGAGTTCACATCCTCTGGAACATATACGGTGCCATCATGAGTATAAACTTGACACCAGAAGAACTAGAGGCTATGCTTGATCGTGCAGCAAGACGTGGTGCTTGTGAAGCATTAAAGTCTATGGGCTTACAGGATGAAGATGCCCGAAGAGATATATCAGAAATGCGTACCTTGTTAGAAGCATATCGTGATACAAAGAAAAGTATATGGTCTACTATAGTAAAAATAACCACAGTAGGATTGCTTACTTTTATAGCGGCATCTGTATGGATGCAAATTGGAAGCAAATAGTTTATAAGGAAATATAATGATGCAGTTCGGAGGATTTAAACCTGAAGCAATGCAACGTATTGCAAACTCTTTAGGGTATCAGGGCACTGACATGTCAGGGTTTGATCAGTATCTTATGCAAAACCCAGACAAAAAACAAATGATGGACATGTATCAAAACAAAGCTATGCAAATGGCAAAAGGTGGTGCAGTTAAACTAGCCCCAGGGGGTATGCCCAATGATGAAGCAGAACCACAAGCAAACCCTCGTGCTCTTATGCAGCAAACAATTCCTCAACAAAACATTGATGCTGGTTCTAACTTGCAACAGGCGATGGTCCAACAGGCTACATCCCCAGGATTACCAGTAGGCTCTGCTGTTGTTCCTGTAGGCACTACAGTTCAACAAGGACAGTTAGTATCTCCTATGTCAGGTCAGGTGTATGGGCAGACTGCTGTACCTACCGCAATTGCAGGTACACAACAAGCAGATAGTATAACTGCTTCACAAGCTGCTCAAATGTCTCCTGTTCAAGTAGCAGATGAAGTAACAGGCGCACAAGCACAGACAGGACAAGTGAGTGACCCTGCACGAGTACGTGCAATGCAGGAGGGGGAGACATCTGTATCTTTCTTAAATGCAGAGCAAGGTACAGCTTCTATGGTAAACTCACCTACTGCTAGAGAGATACGTGATGGTGAGCTTATTTCAGGTGCCGCAGATGCAGAAAAAGCAGCTAAGTTTACAGAACAAATTCAAGCAGCAGAAGCTACACCAACTAGTCAGGCTACTGTACAAGGTCAACTAGAAGGTTTGATGCAACAGTTTGAGGGTGGAGCAACACCTCCTTGGGCATCAGGTGCAATGAGAGCAGCAATGTCTGCTATGTCTTCACGTGGTCTAGGTGCTTCCTCTATGGCGGGACAAGCGGTTATTCAAGCAGCTATGGAATCCGCACTACCAATTGCACAGGCTGACGCTGCAACACAAGCACAGTTTGAATCGCAGAACTTGTCAAACCGTCAACAACGTGCTATGCTTGCGGCACAACAACGTGCAACATTTATGGGACAAGAGTTTGACCAAGCATTTCAAGCCCGTGTAGCTAACTCTGCTCGTATTGGTGACATTGCCAATATGAATTTTACTGCAGACCAACAGATAGCTTTAGAGAATGCTCGTGCTACTAACACAATGAACCTAAACAACCTGTCTAATAAACAGGCTATGGTAATGGCAGAAGCTGCAGCACTGTCTCAGTTAGACATGGCAAACTTAAACAATAGACAACAAGCTGCTGTACAGAATGCTCAGTCTTTCTTGCAGATGGACATGGCTAACCTAAGCAATCAACAACAAACGGAATTGTTTAATGCACAACAACGTGCACAGGCTTTGTTTACAGATCAAGCTGCAGCAAATGCGGCACAACAATTTAATGCTACATCACAAAACCAAGTTGATCAGTTCTTTGCAAGTCTAGCAAGTAACACATCACAGTTTAATGCTGCACAAACAAATGCACAGGCACAATTTAATGCAGGTCAGGTCAATGTAGTTGAACGTTTTAATGCCGAGATAAACAACCAACGTGATCAGTTTAACGCACAGAACCGTTTAGTTATTGATCAGTCAAATGCACAGTGGCGTAGAGAGATTGCTACTGCAGATACGGCAGCAGTCAATCGTGCCAATGAAATTAATGCTAGTTCACTTCTAGGTATATCCCAATCTGCATATAATAACTTGTGGCAGAATTATTCAGATAACATGGAGTGGGCTTGGACATCTGCTGAGAATGAACGTAAACGTATAAATGATTTAGCTATGGTGCAGCTACAAGCTGACGCACAGTTCGATGCACAGAAATACAAATCAGATGCAGAGGCATCCGCAGGATTTGGTTCACTAATTGGTTCACTGTTTACTTCTGATCTTACAAAAACTATTGGCGGTAGCATTCTTGGTAACGTATTTGGAATCGGAGGAGCATAATGAATATAGGTTATATGACAATGAATAATCTTCAATTGCCTAAAGAAGATACACCTAAAGAAATGTCACAGCAAAGCGGTGGTCTTTTGGCACGGGATACTAAACCACAAAAGCCTAAGAAACTAGAACCTCGTGATCGTATTGCACAATACGTGTCTGAGATACGTAAAGGAAGAATGGAATTAAAAAATGGTTGATATGCCTTCGCCCTCATTTGATAGACCTATCCCTGGACAATCTCTAACTGCAGAGTTAGGTAGTAGGCCGTGGCAACAACCGCCTCAGTACACTACTGTTGAAGAAGCATTAGAATATTACGTCCCTCGTCTTGTAAATCCAGAACTTTTGCCTCAGTTACTAGATGTAATGGAAACAGGAATACCGCTTACAACTATAGCAAATGCAATGCAGGTTGCAGGGGTCATGGAAGGTAAGCATAGTATTGATGTAGGTATATTAATTATGCCAGTACTGATTGAAACTATGGCATACCTAGCAGAAGAAGCTGACGTAGAATATGAAACTGGTTCAAACAAAACAGTTGACTCAGACTTGATTGATGAATCTCGTATTGCTTTAGCATTATCTAAATCAAACATAGAACCAGAAGAAGAAATAGAAGAACCTATGGAAGAACAAAGTCCAGAAGAAAATATTCTAGGTGGATTGATGGCACGGAGGAATAAAGATGGCGTTTAATTTTGGTGCATTTGTTGGTGGGTTTGGAACTAGAGTTTCTGAAAATATTGAAACAGCAAAAGAAGATCAAAGACAACAAGATTTTAGATTAGAAATGCTTGCTGAAGAAGAGGCGACCAAGCAACGTCTTCAAGCTGCTGCAGATAGAAAAGCACAACGAGCAGCAGATAAAAAATTAGCAGGATCATTAGAGGCATTAAACTTTGACAAAGGTAGAATATCATTTATTATGTCAAGAGGTGCTGGATATGCAGAACAAATGGTTGCATATGCTCAAACAGCATTGGCTAATGGTTACGATCCTAATACTATATTAAAGTACACTCCAGAATTAGAGTCTAGTAAACTGTTTGTTGGTCCTCCAGGCGAAAGAAGGTTAGACTTTACTCAAGCTCAATTAAAAGACATGGATTATACTACAGCATTTGAGCAAGATAGGGACGTAGTTACTACAATTCTAACTCCTAAGCCAAAAGAATTTGATACTCTTAAAAAGATGAGAGCTAGTGTTGTTCAAAAACTTATGACTATGGAACCGTCAACTGATCCCGATAGCGATTATATGACTTTAGCTGAACAAAACGAATTTTTACTTCAAGAGATTGGTAAAGTAGCTAAAACAGAAGCAGATGCGGCACGTGATCCTGACACATCTAAAGATGTTATGTCAAATGCTGACGCAATCAGGGATATAAAATTTTATAAAGATACAGTTGCAAGCACATACAATCTTACATCCCTTGAGGGTACATATCAGGATATAACAGCAGGTGCTCAAGGTAAAGCTCAAGTTGCCCGTATTGATGCAGCGTTGACTTATCAAGACCGCATTAATAATGTAGGTGGTTCCAAGAATGGTCAAGGCGTTATTGATGCAGAGTTAACTAGTGCTGTAAGTGCATTAAGAAGCATAGCTACACAAACAGCGGAAGCATATTCCTCAGACAAAGCAGGTGAATTAGGTGCAGATGCAGACCTTGGTACAAAATTTAAAATGCCAGAAGGTAAAGATAACTATTCTTTGGGTGAATTATTTCAAATGGATGGCCTAAAACCTAGTGGAATTTCTTACGGAGATGTAATTGTTATTAATGGTAAGTTAGCGATATATACAGGGATGGCCCACACCTATGGCAATGCGGCTAGATCAACAGAAGACCCCCTTGTTCTACCTTATGTATTTGCTAATAAAAATAATGATCCTATGTGGCTGGTTACTAAAACAGGACGTTAAGCATGGCAAACTTTAATATACCACAGAGTATGTTAGATGAAGAAACAAATGATACTCAAGTAGTAACTCCTACAGTTACTGCTCCTATTTCTGATGATAAAGCTTCTACAAGTTTTAATGTTCCTGAAAGTTTATTAACTGCAGAAGAGCCTACGGTTACAGACATGAGTTTGATTGTGTCTGAACAAGATAGGTTTAATAATCAAGATTATGAAGATATGCAAGTACTTGGTATCGACGTAGATAAGTATAAAGAAAATACATTGTCTATGTTACAAGAACAGTATCGTGCAAACATAGAAGCTGAACTAGAAGATGATCCCACTAGCCCTTATTTGATAAGTGAGTTAGAAAGAGAAGATGATCCTAACAGTGAGTACTTAGAAGCATTACAACTTAAAACAGAAGCTGCAGTAGACAGATTGTTTTCTCCTGAAAGATTAAAAGATTTACGTGCTAATGCTGAAATACAGTGGGCAGAACGACAAGAGCTATTAAAAAAGTTTGAGCCTTATGCAAAGTCTCAGGGGTATGAGGATACTTTACAATGGATTTGGGATATTGCTGAGAATGATCCTAAGTATGAAAGCTATTTAACAACCCCAGAGGGTGATCCTAGATTTGTGCCTGAAACAAAACAAGAGTTTTTTAATCGTAGACTAGATAGAGAACTTGAAAGAATAGATAAACAGGCAATGACTGTGTACCAATACCTTAACGGGGAAAATATTCCACGTAAAAAAGGAATGGAAATATTCTTAAAAAGCGACATGAATTTAGGGGAAATAAATACATTACAGTTTGCTAAAGAGTTTGTTGATCCTTCTGTAATACTAGGGGATGTAAATGTAGAAGCTTCAAGATTCTCTCGGATGTTTGATCAGGGTGACGTAATGGGTATGTTAGGTGCGGCTACCATGACAACCTTAAACATACTTACACTTGCTCCACCAGTAAAGTGGGTGCAGAATACAGGCAAGGGATTTAGGAAGTGGATAGACAATTCTCAGTATGTAAAAGCTAGACAAGCAATAGAAGCTGGTGGAAGACGTGAGGCTGCATTACGTTTAGAAGTACGTAAAAAACTGGAAGCCAACAAGGTTGTAGCAGATGAGTTTGCAGAGGCATTTGAAAGTAAGTTTGACGTTTCTATTTTTAAAGAAGTAGACGGTAAAAAAGTAATAGACAAAGAAGCTTTGCTTGCTTTAGGCCAAAGAAAAACTCAAGACCTTATGTCCTCGGAGGCAGGGGCAAAGATAAATCTTCCTGAAGACGCAGCTACTATGGCTATTCTGAAACCAGAGACTCTTGAAGGTCTTATTGGTGCAATGATAGACATCAAGAAAATTATGCCAGAAGAGTTTGGTAAACGTAAAACTCGTATTGATGATATGTTGCATCTTGTTATGGAGCAAAAGTTAAAACCTGATGATTTAATGAACATCTTGGCTAAGAACGGTTTGAAGTTTGAAGAGTTTATTGTTGCTTCATACGGTACTGTATCAGAAGCTGGTAGTATTCTTGGAACATGGGGACGTATTAGTAAAGTAAAACCAAAAGGTTTGACTGACGATCTTGATTCAAAGATTAAAATTAAAAAAGAAAATGTCTTTAGTGATCTATACACTCGTTACTTCTTACGGTCAGAAGCTATAGCTAAGGGTGCGCTAGTTGCTCCGTTTGCGGTGGCAGTACGTAACTTTAAAAGTGGTGTAATTCGTGCTCCTATGGAATCACTAAACGCATTGCTATCCAACACAATGCTAGAGTTCCAACGTCAAGGCATTAAAGGTGGAGCAAAAGCATTAGTACCTTACACAGAAAGCTCTGTATGGACAGGCACATTAGACAATCTTAAATATATGTTTGCTGATCCTCGTTCTGCCAAAGCTTTTTCTGAGTATATATTAGCACAAAGCCCCGATCATCAAAGGCAAATTTACACTACTTTAAACGAGATACAATTAAATCTTGGAAGAGGTGGAGCAAGTAGAAAGAACAATCCAATTGGTGCTGTAGACAGGGTGTTTGATACTATGATGTCAGACATGGAAGATTTAGTTGGTGCTTTGAACACACCTAACCGTGTACAAGAACTGCTTATTCGTAATGCTACATTCTATGGTGAGTTAAAAAGATTAGTAAAGCGTGAGTACGGTGTGGATTTTGAAGGGGCACTGAACGAAGGAAAGCTTATGGACTTCTTTCGTGATGCAGAAACTGTTAGACCTAAGAATGCAAGAGCATTTGCAAATCTAGTAGATGACTCAGCCAGAAAAGCACTACGTGTTACCTATTCAGCCCAGCCTGAGAACATCGTACTTAGAAAAACAGCAGAGATGATTAGTAAGTCTCCTGCTACTCTGGTTATACCTTTTCCTAGATTTATTGCAAACGGTATAGAGTACTTTGGTGAACTTGCGGCGGGTTCAGCCTCTCCCCTTGGGCGTAAGCTATATAGTTTAGCTGATCGTAGTGTTGCGGGACCACTGACTCCTAGAGAAACAGAACGTATAGCTAATAACATGATTGGTATAGGTTTGTTTATGGGGCTGTATAGTTTTCAAAGGGATCAAGGAGATCGTGGAGAAAACTATCAAGAGGTTGGTATACCATTTACCGATTTAGAGACTAACGTTCTTGCTGATTATCCTGTAGGACAAATGAACTGGATTGTTCGTGCTGCAGTAGAAAGAAATAAAGGAACGTTTGATGATTGGGATGCAAAGAATGATTGGGTGGAATTATTCTTAGTACCACAAGGACGTACAGGTGTTACTAATGTATTGGTAGAAGAATTTTCATCCATGATTAGTGGTCTTGAAAATGAACCTGATGAAGCTAAACGTGATCTATTGTTTGGTAAAATCTTTGGTCAATATGTAACACGTTTTGCTAATCCACTATTCCAAGTGGTTGAAGCTGAACGTGCTATGGGTTTCCGTACTACCGAAAGAAAACAATCTGGTACTGACTTCCTTATTGATGATCCACAGTTTCAAATTGGTGCAACACGGCAAGCAATAAGCCGTGGATTGGTTGATCCAGATTACGAAGACCAACTACCCCGAAGAGAGACTGTAACAAATACAGGGGAAGAAAGACGCTATATATGGGCAAAGCTTTTGGGTGGTACTTCTTTACGGGAAAGAAATGAAACCTTAGATTATTTATCTGAGATAGGTATGGATGATCCTAAGTTTACTTTAGGTAGCAGACACAAAATTTACAGTGTGCGTGATTGGCAAGACAGTAAAGTAGGAGAAATGTTACCTTCTTTTATTCGTCGTTCTAAACGGGAAGGTATTAAACGAGGAAGCCAGTGGGATAAGAGTGAATCTCTACAGAAAAAATATGAACGTGAGCAGTACGTGCGATTGTTTGAACGTGACTCTTTAATGTCTAATGTACGTGATTATAGAAATCAAATAGGTGATGGTAGAGCACTTGTAAAAAGTAGGCTAGTTACTCGTACAAATGAATATATGAAGCTTCCTAAATCTAAACGTAAGGCGGCAGAGGCAGAGTTTATAAGAAGGTACGGTAAAAAGGGCGATATTGATTACAGCGATTACCGTGACATAGAAAGACTTCTCATGCTTGCAGGTAGAGACATTAAACCAAAGAAATAAGGGGGCCATTACAGCCCCCTCTTTTTTTTACCGCTTGTCACCACTCCCTGAAATGACACCCCTTACCTTTCGGTCATGTAACTTTCGCAAGTTACCTTTTGCTAACTCTGCCATGTCTACATTTAGATCACGACAAAGTGCAGCAATATACCAGAGACAGTCACCAACTTCATCTGCAATTGCCTCACGATCAAACTTACCATCACGTAAAATCTTTTTGACTTTGTTGGCAACCTCACCTGCTTCTGCTGCCAATCCTAGTGCAGGGTAGATTACTTGATGCTCTGATTTATAGATCGCAGTTTCTGATGCCATGTCTTGATATGACCTGAAGTTTATATTCTCATACTTGCTTTCCATGAATGCTCTAGCCTCGTCCTGTAGCTTGTTCATACTCCTTCACCCGTTTCAACTGCTCATAGTAGGCTTTATTAAACCCACGTTCCCACTCCCTGTACTGCATGGTATCACTAGGAAATGGATTAACGACACGTCCATGTCGAAAATCTTTATAGCCTTTCTCGTGTTGAAATTTTAACGGTGCATCATACTTGCCAAGGCCACGTTGTTTGCGAGTTAGTTGTTTGTTCATATGCATTCTCCTTATGCTACGTTGATTAGTTCTGCTTCTGTGTATGGTATGTGATAGAACAGTTCACCCTTCAGGATGTTACGTCCATGTGCTTCACGTAGACGATCCTGTGTCAGGCTTGTATCCTTGATACGCCAAGCTTGCTTCATATCTTTACGGAAGATGTAGAAGTTTAGCACTCCATTCTCCCCCTCATATTTCTCAAGCAATCTACCTTTACGTTCAGGAATACGAATGTCTGTCCAGTGTGTAGGCCATTCTTCTTTCCATGCCAGTTTTACTTCAGCTTCATTAAAGTATGTATAATCTTTTTTCTTTGATACAATATCCACATAGTAATTCTCCTCTGTATTTTCTATCTCATGCCCTGCACTCTTGAGATACTCAACCAGCTTTTCTTTTGCTGGTCCATCGTATGCTTCATATAGAGCACGGCTAAATTGTTTACGTGTTCCCATTATCTTTCCTCCACAATAGTTCAAATAAAAGTTTCTGTTGTTCGTACTCCGACATTATACACCATTCACGTATCTCGTCAATGGTTCTTTTACACCCCACGCAAAAGCCATCAGTGTCTATCCGACAGACTTTCACGCAGGGTGATGGGACAGTGCCCAGTTTCTTTCCTCTGTTCCTACTCACACTGACGTAAGCCAGTTGCAGGATCATAGTAGCAAGCACCCCCTTCTTCTACGTAGTCTTGCGTTTCCTCTACTACTGGTTCTTCTGCAACATCCTCAGAGTTGGATGCATTTAGAATGCCATAACGTTTACCTGCAGCACGGAAGGTTGTACACCCTGATGCACCACCATCGTATGCATCCATGTACACTTTCTTAAACTCTTCCCATGTTACATCGTCACCTGTGTTACATGTCTTTGAACATGCTGAGTCAACGTAACGAGAGGCAACGTTCAATACTTTAACGTGATCAAACACAGACAGTTCATCTGCAGTCTTACCCTTCACACCAAACACACGATAGCCGTAGTCCTCTACTCGTTCAACCTTGGGTCCATCGAAGGTTTGGATAGTTCTGTCGTAGTAATGTGAGAAGACAGGCTCGATTCCAGAGGATACGTTGTCGGCTGACAAGCTGATAGTTCCTGTTGGAGCAACCGAAAGAAGATGACTGTTACGGATACCGTGCTTGCTAATGAGATCACGAATATTATCAGGCAAAGACTTAGCAAAATCAGAACCAAGGTATGCCTGACTAAAGAGAGGAAACGGACCTTTCTCAAGTGCAAGCTCAACTGACGTAGTATATGCCACATCCCTAATTACTCCCATGATTTCTTCAAGAGTCTGCAGAAACCTATCACTACCATACTCAAATCCTAATGCCTCAATAGCATTGGCTACACCTGTAACACCAAGACCCATACGGCGTTTGCTCTTTGCCTCTGTCTCTTGTTCTAGCAGTGGATAGGTTGCACGATCTACAACGTTATCCATTGCACGTACCACATGAGGAATGTCATTACGTAGTTGATTCATATTGAATACGTACTTACCTTCATGTTCTATTACGTACTTAGCTAAGTTGAATGACCCCAACAAACATGCACCGTTTGGTGGAAGTGGCTGCTCTCCACATGGGTTTGTGGCTGCAATCTTTTCTACGTAATGAAGGTTGTTCTTCTTATTGATACGATCAATGAATAGAATCCCAGGCTCTGCCCAGTCCCATGTACTGCGTAGTATCTGATCCCATAGAGCACGAGCACTCACAGTTTTGTACACACGTCCGTCAAACTGTAGGTCAAAATCTTTGTCTTCTTTTACTGCAGTCATGAACTCGTCCGTGACACCCACAGAGATATTGAACTGTGTCAGTGTATCACTGTTGTTCTTAGCCGTGATGAACTCTTCAATGTCTGGGTGATCAACACGTAGCACCCCCATCTGTGCTCCACGTCTATGCCCTGCAGATGCAATAGTCTTACATACTGCGTCAAAGATACCCATGAATGACACTGGGCCAGATGACTTACTGTCCAACGACTTGATTAGTGTGCCACGTGGACGTAGTGTACTGAAGTCGTATCCGATACCCCCGCCAAGGCGCATTGTCTCTGCTGCACGACGAGCAGCTTCCATGATACCGTCCATTGAATCTTCTATAGTCATTGAGACAAAGCAGTTGTATGGTGTTACACGACGAGGTGCACCCATTGCTGACTGCACACGTCCTGCAGGTAGGAACCGTTGTTCATACAGGATAGTTCGGAAGTTATTGAAGTGTGCTTCTCCATCCTTCAATGCTTCTGCTACACGTGTCATTGCTTCACGAAAAGTTTCCCCGTGGCTGCGATATTTCATGGCGTGAATCTCTTGTGAGATTCCTAGTGTTGGTCCATAGGTTTCCATTTTTACTCCTCGTTATCTTTTGGTAGCTGTTTTGCTTCATCATCACCTGCTTGCTCCGCAATCTCAACAATCATGCTGCCTAGCCGATTGCATCGTGCATCAAGTACACGCATCAGGTAATCCATACGTCCCATTTCTTCACGAGCTAGGCCAATCTCCTGATACATCTTCATCTGATCTTCGTTGAAGTCATCAGTATAATAATCTTTATCGTTGATCGATAGTTTAGGCACTGTTTTCTCCTTTGCTGTTTAACATTTGCGTTACTCCGTAAGTATCTTTATTGCTTTGATTGACATACCGTCAATGTCATAAATATATTCCTGTAGACTTTGGTCAATCTCTTCATTAACTTCTCCATCTACAGGAACAGGGTATTCATCTTCGTCTATGTGTAGTGTTAAAAATACTTTAACTATCATCTACTTCCTCAATAAGCTTGGTCAAATACCACTGTGCTTTCTTCAAGTCCTCTGTACCATTCTTATATCGGTATCTCCATAGATACTTCATTATATTACCTTGTAGGTAGTACTCATACCCATCACCAGTGGCTGCACGAATGGCATCAATGCATTCAATACCTGCTTGATTATAGTGTGGTGGGTTGTTTACATTGTCTACCATTCGTTTCTCCTTTCTAAAAATTTACTTTTACTACATTACCGTCACGTTCTTCTATTAGTGGTTTGTCTTGTGCCATTTCATCAGCATCAATCTTATCAACCAACTTGAACAGCTTGCGTCTTACATCATGATCCTGCTCCATTAAAGGTATAGCAGCTATCAACATGTCCGTCAACATCTTTAGATGGGCAAAGTCATCTGCTTTCATAGTGTTGTCATCTGTTGTCAGCATACCTACTGTAAGATCACCTGTCCAATCTCCATTGTCATCCACATCTGGTGCAATACGGATAACGAAATCGTTAGGGTTAAAGTTTATTAATGAGTTTAGCATATGTTTAGCTCCTTTTTATTTTGTCATAAGGAAACTCAATTAAGTCTGGATGTGTGTCGCTACCTTTCTCTTTCAACCATTCTTCTGGAATAACCCTATCTGCATACAAGAATTTATTTCTTTCACACCATGTGGCGTATGTCATCTTAGCACCCTTACTTAGCTTACGTCTACTGTTTTCAAACACAAAACGTATGTCTAAGTTTGGGTGTTGTTTCTTTATCGCCACGTGTTTACGTCTATCATCCGAAGTAAATCGTCCCTTCACCTCTACAATGATACCGTTCTGCAATATAAAGTCAGGGGTATAGGTGCGGTACATTAAATCTTCCCATTCAATCTTGATGGCTTCATACTTGAATTTTACTTTACGTTCTTTCAAGTAATCTTTTACTTTGATTTCTAGTCCACTCCTATACCCATGCTTTAGTGCAGCCTTGAACTGTTTACCGTTCATCAGATAAACGGATGCCAGTTCACACGGCGTACACCCAGTGCCTTGAGTTCCTCACTCAATAGCTGATCTGCTTCCTTACGTGCTTCCATTGCTGCACGTAAACCTGCATATCGTTTCTCACTGAGTTCACGTTTTCGTTCACGTAGTTGTTCTTCAAGCATTTTGATTTCGTCTTGAAGTTCTTTTATTTCATCATCACCTAACATAATTAATCCTCTATGTATGCCACCGTCTTGGGGTCTTTTGCTTTTGATACCCGTGATGGTTCTTCAACCATGTTGGGCCAACACTCGTACCTGTAATCACAGAAACGACAGTTATCATTTAGTACCTTGTTCCCTGTGGGCTTACCACGAAAGAACTCAGGTACTGGTTTGAAGCAACGTTTAAACTCATTAGTGTTTACTGCTTCAACCGTGTTCTTGATTTTATCAAGTTCTTCATCTAGGTCAAGACCATCGGCTGGTACATATTTAAATTCACCGTTGCCTTTGTTCACGACCCACCATCCACCTACACGTTTGCCAGATGCTTTGGCATAACCTGCAAGCTGCCCTACGTATCCGAACCCGTCACCCTTGGCTAGTGTAGCAAAGGAATCAAACTTGTTCTGATACGACCACGGCGATGCTGACTTCACATCATCAACAGCACCGTCTATGACAAGATCATAAGAGCCAGAAACCCTAGTATCATTACTATCTCCCACTGTAAGGCTAACTTTATCAGTGTCTTCAAACTCCACGTTAGCAGCTTTAAGCAGCCCTTTAAAAACAGCCTCAACAATGTCTCCTATCATCATGTTCATTACAAATGTCGTCGGCTTTGGTAATGCACTCTCAGGTTTATTCTTTTGAAACCAGAGTTGGCAAGTAGGACGCCCAATGTTGGACATCCTTAATGTGAAAGCATCACGAGACTTGCCACTACCGAACTGACGAAGTACTGCATCAGCAACCTCTGCTCCAATATCTTTAGCCTGTTCTTCCGTGAACGTGCTCTTGCCATTGGCAGCGTCAGTCATAAACTGGTGCAGCTTTAGTTCAGCAGGGTGGTTCATTACACGAAGTCCTCTTCGTCAATGTCTACAAATGACTCAACAGTATCTGTGTCTGTGTCATCATTCTTATATGCATTGTCATTCCAAGCACCCTTGATGTACTCGTTATAATTCTCAACCCATGCAAGGAAGTTTGCGAATGTCTCTTGCTCTGAGTCTGCCACGTCAAGTGTCTCGTTCAGATCAAGTGCCAAGGTTGGCAGGTAAAACGAGTTGCCGTTTGGTAGTGAACGTTCCTCAGTCGCAGCTTTGATGTTGTGCTGCACTGGCAAACGGCGCATCTTGCCTAGTTTGTTGAACAGTGTTCCCGCAGTTTTAAATGCATCACGGTTCTCAATCTCCCAGATGAATGCCTGTGGCTCTAAGTCAACTGGGTTACCCTGTGCATCTGTAACGTCATGCAGTTCTACTGTACCGAACATGACACGAACACGTTTGATCTGACGAATCAAATCTTGTGTTTTCTCAGGCAACGCTTTGAAATCTTCAATGTAACCCGCAGGTTTACCGCAGTTGAAACCACCATCGTTATCCTTCATGTCACTGTTCAGATCGTTAGCCATAAGCGTTTTGACATAACGATTTGGTGTTGTGTCACTACCCTTGATGAAACGCTTGTACATGAAGCGTTGTAGGTAAGGACGAATAGTCGCAGTAGGTGCATAGTATGTTGGCCCATCAGGGATTTCCAACTTGTATGTACCACCTGACACAACTTCCATCTTGACCTTCTTGCCGTTCACAGTTTCCTCACCCATGATGGCTGAGTGATTGATACGTAAACGTGCAAGTGTGCTTGCCTGTGACTTCTGTTGATTGTCAACGGACATGCCCATTGCTTCTGCCATTGCGTTGAAGTTTCCTGTGTTGATTGTTGCTACTTGATTCATGTAAATCTCCTTTTCTGTTTTGCGAGTTCTTAGTTATATCACGACACGTCTTTAGTGTCAAGCCAATTCGGACCAATCTTTGCCTCTAATAAAAGCGGTACATTGAAATCCAGTTTCCACTTCTTATTGACTATGGAAAGCAGTCTGTCGTTGGCTGCATTTATTATCCGTAATACTTTGTCCTTCTCACTTGGGTGCACATCAATCACGATGGAGTCGTGTACGGTATTGACTATGCACGATTGCATTTGGTTTACCCCTAATAACTTGTCGATGTATATCAGAGATATAGGTACAATGTCAGCAGTTGCAAACGATTGTACAGGAAAGTTTTTAATCTGTGTGAAAAATGTCACAGTACCATTAGCACGTCTAGTGACATCAGGGAAAGAGAACTCACGACCAGATGGTGTTTTGATCTTACCTGTTGCTAGTGCCTCACGTGCAAGCTCCTTGTGCCACTTGCCTATACCTGAGTACTTCTTAGTAAACTGCTCGTAGTACGCAGCCTCTGCAGGTGTACGACCAAAACCACTAGCACCATACAACGGTGCAAATGTGTGTGCCTTGGCTTCCTGTCGTGACATGTTCTGTCCTGCATCAGTGATCACCTTTGCCGTGTACGAGTGTACGTCAAAGCCTGTGGTCACCTCGTCAATAGCAGTTTTGTCCTGTGACAAGAACGCTGCGACCCTGAACTCTAACTGCGCAAAGTCAGCTTCCATAATCTCACCACCATCCCAACGTGATTTGAACACACGTTTCACAGGGAACGTACCACCACGTGGCATGTTCTGCATGTTAGGATCGGCACCAGACAAACGTCCAGTAGCAGTGCGGTGTTGTAGTAACCTGACGTGCAGCTTACCATCTTGTTTTACATGTGTTGAGATACCTTCCACAAAGCTTGAGAGATATGTGTCAACGGCAGACAAACGACGAACTCGTTGTAAGAACAACACTGCGTCTTGCATATCACGTTCTCTAGCGATACCTTCAAGGTATTCAAGCTTATCTTTACTTGTTGCGAAACCGTTGGCTGAAGCCCATTTTGAAGTTGGAGCATTGAACTTTAACCCAGCAACAGACGAAACAATATTAACATAAATAAAACCCGTGCTATCGCAATTGCTGCATCGGTTAGTTCTAGCGTATAGTGTACCATCTTTCTTTACCTTTCTTATCTGTCCAGTACCGTTGCATGTACGGCACTGCTTTGCTTTCTGTTTGTACAATGTCTCCGTGTTACGGCGAACTGTACTCCGATACTCCGTATCAGTCATACGAAAGTCTTCAAACAATCCTGCCCATACTTTCTTGTCCTTGGGTTTCTTGCTGTAGATAACCCATGACAATTGTTCTGGACTGTTCAAGTTGATAGGACGATCACCCATCAGTTCACGTACCTGTTCCTCAAGGTCAGCAACCAACTGGTCACGTTCCTGTTGGAACTCTTGACGCACATCTTCAAGTGCAGCCATGTCAACAGTAAACCCACGTTGGTAAATCTTAGCGAGGTGTACAGCCAATTGATTAGTCAGATTGACCGTTGCTGCCAGTGAACTGCATTCCTCGAATGATGTCTGCAAACGAAGGTACAGTTGCTGAGTAGCATGTAAATCGTGGGAGAGGTACTCTGACAACTCTGCGTGAGGAATGTCACGTACAGAGTAGCCCTGCTTGAAGTACTCCTTCAAGGTGTCCTGCTTCTTGGTGTCAAGGTTGTACCGTTCAGCACAAGCCTCAAGAGACAGGGGTTCCTTCTGCCCACGTTGCAACACGTACTCACCCAACATGGTATCAAAGATTGCACCTTCGTAGGTGAATCCTGACTCCCATAACCATATCAAGTCGTGTGCTGCGTTGTGCATAATTAGAAGGGCGGTTTCATCCAAGTTCTTCTGGACAATGTACCGCCCCTCTGGTGTGGGCGAATGCTCTGCGTGATCGAATGTTACAATTGTTTCGTTTCCAAGATCATCTAGCATCCCCACTTGAACTAATGTATTCTCTGGTTCAAACGGATCAAGGTGTAGCTTGCCGTTACGTTTTACCACAGTGTTTTCTACGTCGAGGGTAAGGTGTTTCATCTAGTCAATATCTCCTTCATGCCAATAGTCCCAATCATCAAATACCTCATTGCCATATAGCTTGTCAAGATTATTGTTGAACTCTTTATCATTGGCATAATTTTTTATTGCTTCTAGTGCCTCAGTCAGTGTCAGGTTCTGTCGTTGCATCTCTGCCACTAATGATATGGCATCTGATTCATTTCTATTCATATTACTAATCTCCCTTTCGATTGCTCTGCGCCGTTCATCATCTGTCAACTCACGTATGTTTTTATTCAAAAGATTGAACACCTCTTGATCTGTAATCGGCTTACGCCCTTCAGGTAGCTTCGTCATCGTTTACTCCAAACTCATACTCTGTTAGTTCATCTTTCTCATACTTGATATGATCTTCAATAAAGTCATACACTAATTGCATGTCCATATTAGCTGCTGCACAGTATAGCACTAGCTTCAGTCCTTCCTCTGCCAGTAATCCACGGGCATGTTCATCCATCTGTACAGTGTATGTTGCACTACCATCCTCATTTTCTTTTACTGTTTCAACGCCCAGTATTCCTGCATCTTTATCCATCATTCTTCCTCCAAACAAAATCCACAGAAGTCACCCTTAGATGGGTTGCCACATGACACACATGTTCTCCATGAGTCCTTCATCAGTGCTTTCCAACTCTCTGGGTACAGCTTCTCCATGTACTCATCTATCTGCATTGCCACCTCACGTGACTCTTGCTGACTGTCCTGCTGCATACGTAGCTGACACATCTTGGCGAATGCATAAACAGTACCTGACCAGTACCACTCTGTCATCATAGACTGAGGCAATACCATACGTGCTTGTTCTGGTGATACACCCTTGGCTAACAGGTAGTTGTAGTTCTGCCGACAATCCTCAACCATGTTACGTGCAACTGATGGACGTATATCATTGATTACACCATCACTGCCCTGCTTCTTGTCTTCACTGCGTCCACGCCATACATCAGGCTGATAGAACTCAGGCTCATCGTCTACATACCTACGGCTGATCTCATTCCACGGCATGTACTCATGCTTCACAAGCTGACGTGCCACAAAGATCGGTGCCTTAACGTGAAACGTGGCAAACGTGTGGTTGAATGGTGACTTATGATTATGCTTGGCAAGGTAACGTATCAGCTTGGCATCCTTACTTTTCAAAATGTTTGGCTCACCTGTATAGATACGTTGATGCCATTCTGATTTCTTACCGAAGCTGACACGTGCAGCATTCACTACTGATAGATCACTACCCATGTGATCAATGTACGTTACTTCAATCATACTTGATACCTCGCAGTTTTATATTCCAGATCACAGTGTACGACACCGTGCCATCCAGATAGTTTGTTCTTCACAACATTCAAGTGACGTTGTGTATCTTCTTCCTCTTGCCCATCAACCACAGGGTTCTTGGCAATCAATATCATAAGGTCAGCCTCTGCTGCCTTACCTGTACGTGAACCTTCCATCATACTCTGGTTCAACAGAACCTTACCCTCTGCATCAGCAGATAGCTGAGACATGTAGAAGATCGCACAGTTGTGCGCCTTAGCTATCTGACGGGCATAGATCGCATTCGCTTTCAGTGCTTCGTCTGGACGTGCATACCCACCAGTACGGGCAAACTTGTCCCCCATGTCTAGTATAACGATGTCAGGTTTATATGACTTGCACACTGACTCAACCCACGACATGTCACGGTCACTGGCATCCTTGATCTTGATGTTGTCCTTGACCACAGAGTACAGGTCACGAGCACGGGAAGGGTTATCCTTTACCTCTTGCATTGTCATGCCTGTGGCTGCTGTAAGATACCGTGCACCAACACGGTGTGATGCTTCCTCGTTACACAGGATCACACACTTAGCACCTTGATGTGCAAACCCATTGGGTGCTGCAATCAATGACGCATGGAATGATGTCTTACCTGTGTTGGGACGGGCACCTACCTCAATCAGGTGTCCTGCATTCACACCCTCTACCTTACGTGTCAGAGTAGGGATGTTGAATGTCCACTGTGATTCCAAATCATTCTTTGCAAGCAAAGTATCAATGTCGATGTCATCCCACTCAATACGTAGGTCAGGCGTGAAGTCATCTGAATAACGTTCAAGGATATCCCGTAGTGGTTCCAAACTACCCTTGCTACCATTCACATAGTCAAAGCCAAGGTTAGCAATGTCCTCACCTACGACCTGTTGAAACAGCTTAGACAGCACCTCTTGTGCTACGTCACTACCCATTGGTGACTCTTTCTTGATCTGATGAAACAGTGAACTGTAAGCTGATTTCTGTGCCGTTGTGAGGGTGGGGTTGTTCGACATGAACAATGCCTCAATCTCGTCAGGCGTTACGGTGCGTTCATAACGATCCATAGCTTTGTCAATTGACTGCTTGATCTTCCGCACGTCTTTACTAAACAGTCGGTCAGGACACTTAGCACCACGATGATCCTCGTAGAACTCTTTGTCCATCAGACTGCGTATCAATGATAATTCCATTATGTTTCTCCTAAGTGTTGTAAGTTTTCTAAGTCGGTAGGGTTACGATATTTCAGGTCATCTATCAAACGTAATACTTTTACGTTGTCTACATAACCCCGTAGTTCTTTTGCAAACTGCAATGTTTTTGGTAGGGCATCGGGGTCAAGTGCAATTACAACCGTTGTGAACCGTGATAAGTACTGCTTATGTGCCTCGGAAAGTGAGGTGCCCAACACTGCTACCCCGACATACACCCCACTCTCCGAGCATCCAGAACTGCCTGTCGCACCCACAATGGCTGCACTCACACAGTCCTCAACGACTACCCCTGTTGTACCATATCCATAAACATACGGCAAGGGGTTTTTTCCATATCTTTTCCACTTTGGTAACTTTTTTCCTAGTGCTCTGCCAGTGGCATCCACCATGATATTGTTATGTACCACAGGAAATACGACACGGTGTTCACGAACATCATACAATAATCCTAGTGTTATAGGATCAATGCCCCATTCAACACAGAACTCAGACACTGCATCCATGTCACGTACAATCCATTCAGGTTTTTCAAACGTGACTGCCTCAGTCTCAGCGGCTACAGTGCCAAGTGATTTACGAATATCGTCACTGCTAAGGTGCACACGTGTGCCACCAGACACACTACACCCTGCCTTGTAACAGTTCCACATAAGCTGCCCCATGTTATTGGTTGCTGTAAACGTTTTGACTCCCCCACATACGGGACAGTTAGTACGTTTAGTCTCACCATTACCTAGTGACATATCACTTATATATTCTTTTATATTCATTATGTATCACTTTCTATGTTGTTCGTTTCACTCAAGCATACAGACATGTCTCGTTGTGTCAAGGCATTATTTGCACTCTCGAATGTATGCTTCATGTATGGTTTCACAGATGCAACATGTGTATGCCCTGTTACTGCCATAATCTGGGGCAAAGGTACACCCTTATCAACCATCTGTGTTACTCCAGTACGACGAATGTCCATGAGCCGTAGCTCTTCGGATAGCTTTGCTAGTCGCATGATGTTACGTCCAACCTTGGACAATCTCTCCATTGCATATGGTTGGAACCTACCATTGCGTGGTTGAGGGTGAGGTACAACCCATTGCTGAAAACCAAAGTCAGCTTTCTGCTCTAGCAACATAGCATTCAAGTTGTCACTGATAGGCAGGAACACCTCTGACCTACGCTTGCTCTGCTCCAACGTTAGTTGTTGCTTCTTCAAGTCAAGGTTATCCCAACGCAGCATACGCATATCTCCCAAACGCTGGCACCATTCATATGCCATGTGCACAATTAGTCCCACATTACGATATTGAAAGTCCGAATATGCCACATCCAAAAATTTATTTACCTCACCATGTGTCCATATAACTTTACGCTGACGTTGTTGTTTACGTTTGATTTTGGCAAACGGATTTTGTTCTGCATGTTCCATTTGTATGGCGTAGTTGTACACTCTACTCGCACACGTTGCCGCATGATTAGCAAAGCTGATCCCACGTTCAACCCATTTCTCATATGCTTGCTTTGCAACTTTAGGTGTAACCTCTCTGTACTTACGACACCCAATTGTCTGGTGCATAATGGTCAAGAAGTATCTGTAATCTACCTTGGTAGAGTCACGCAACATCTTGAAATCATTAGATAAATAATAAAAGTTGATAAGGTCTGTGACCTTGCTGCTTGGATTCAGCTTCACAACTTTAGATTGTTCTTCACGGTATGCGTCAATGTCTCTGTTGTACTCACGTGCAATCTGTCTTGCAACTTTCGGATCGTCACCTAGTTCTTCACGTTCTACTACTCCCTCATTCACCAGTGTTTGTGGTGGATTGAAACGATACGATATGTCACCCGAAGGTGACACTCGCTGTTGTACATATCGTGGTAAGGTTCTCATGTGTTATGCGGCCTCCAATGTAATGAACCGATCATCAGATACCCACTTGGATACCTCTTGCTCACGTGACCACATGCTAATGGCCTGTGTGTCATTGCCTGTGTTACGTAGGTTGAACCCGTTACGTTCATCAGCATACGATGCATAGTTTGTGAACGCAGAGTACAATGCCCACTTATTGTGACCACGTGTCGCAGCCTCTTGTAGGTACAGCATGTACATTTTCTCTGCCTTACGTTCAGATGAAATCATTTCTTCCAACAGAGAACGAATGTCCACATACTTTGTGGATGTCTGCGCCCACACTTGCATCTTACCTGCCTCAGTGTAGAAGTCAGTACGAGCACGAGCCAGTTCGTAGATGAAACTCTCCATAGAGAAGTTCGCAGTGTTCTTCTTACGGATTTTGTCATACTCTCCACGAATACATCCATTAGTACAGAAGAAATCAATCGCACCGAAGTACACTTGGTTGCTGCACGAACCGTCAATACCATGTAATGATATGATACGATTACCAATCTGTGTTTGGTGCTTGTCAGTTGTGATCTCCACCTGCATGTCAGGCAGTTCAATGTCAAGCATTGACCACGCACCATTACGTGCAGTTTTCCAATTGAACTTGGCATTCATCAGTTCAGATGAAAGCAGTTCGTCAGTCACAGTGTCCATGACACCACGGTAAAAGTCACCATGTGATGCACACTTGAATGACTTACCGACGATACCAAGGTACTCGCCAGTGTCTGCATTGATGACGTATTTTTTATCGTCAACTTTAGTTGGTTCAAACTCTACGTCAAAGTCTAAGTGGGTTGGAATATCGAATGGCATATAGCTCTCCTTTCAGTTGTTTATATGGCAACTGTGCCATAGTTGTATAGTTATGTCAACACCTATTTGTAAAAGATGTGTGCCCCGTGAGTCACAGTTTGTGTGTAGTGTTTACGCCACCACGGTCTAACATAGTTAGCATGGTAGTGTGTGGCACCATCGGTGTTGTCTTTATGGTGCCCATGTATCACATTGTGCGCAACCACCTTGGCATACAGCCATTGTGTTTCGTTTTTCGGTACATCAGATTTACCATCACAGTACCAACTAAACTGACATTTGTGTTTGCCACGATGAAATCCCTGATACACTACCTTGCAAGCATCATCAGGGAAAGCATCGTTTGCTACACGATTGAGAACCACATGTGCTACTGCATACTTTCCTGCCATAGGTTCACTACGTGCCTCGTGATACACGTTCAATGCAATACATGTAAGCATAGCTTCAAGCATAGACATCATCCCATTGCCAATCAAACCACACAGGCTTGTTACGTTTACTCCAGACCATATCAAAGCGATGCTGCTTGGTCATATAAAATTTACGATAGCTATCGACAGGCCAATCGTCACCTGTCTTCAAGTGTGTGTACTCACTGAAGCACTCAGGGTGTGCAGTAGGATCACCTGCGGGTACATACTTGGCACCCTCACGCAGTGCTTCCAAGTGTCGTGTTGATGCATGTTCCCTGCCGTATCGGTAGGTGTACTCCAAACACATATGGTTCCACAGTCGGAAAGCATACATGTAATTTGTACGTGTCTGTCCTGCCCACAGTGTGCATGGATGCTTGGCATGTGCCACACGGTATAGATCGTGATCGTCAGCGAACTCAGGGTTAGCCTGACGCACCACAGTGCATAGCATCTGCGCTTCTTCCAGTGGCATCTTGACCACATGCTTGTCACACAATGACTGTGCAATCTCTTGCGGTGTGTTAGCAATTATGAAACGGTTCATTACCAATCCTTTCTGGTTTTCCAGTATACCCAACATGTGCAGCAATGCTCCTTGCCAAACAAGAAATCAATTAGCCATACGATATTGGGCAGGTTATCTTTTCTCCACTGCCAGTTTCTGGCACTGAATGTTTGGTTGTTACTACCACCAAGTAATACGTTAATCAATACACTTAGGGCTATCAGAACTCGGCTTAGGTATCGGCCTGTCTGACCAATCATCGCACGGGTCATCATGCGGTGGCATCGGCTTGTTTGACGATGTTGATATGTATTCGGTATCCATCATGTAAACTCTCCGCATCTGAGGTGAGAACCACTTGATCCCCTGCCTCTGCATATTGTTTCAGCTTCTGAATGCTGATACGTTTGTCACCACGTTTTACACTACGGTAAAACTTTACGTCTACCTCTGTGCCATCAGCATACTCACCGACCACTATAAAATGCGCACGTTCTGTCCTTTGGCTTTCTACATCCCACCATTCTTCTGTAAAGAACTTATCGTCGTAGTTCATGCCAAAGTCATGATCCAGAAACTCTCGCACAGATTTGTTGGCATCAATGATGCTCTTGTCTAGCATCGTTTTCGTTAGTTTGATTTTAGCTTCCATCATATTATATCCTTTCAGTAGTTGTTCTGATTGTGTCTGCCCATTGCTTAACTGTTTCTGCGTCAGCAATCCATATTGCATCTAACCCTAAGTCATTTGCTATTTCTTCTGCTTCGATTGCATCCCCACAGTCACCTAGTGGGTGTAAGTTACCTAAACAACTTAGTGCAAACCATTGTCTGTCTTTGCTTTCATAAGCCATGTTTACTCCTTACTGTATCATAAATGGTGCTTCATGTATGAAGTCATATTGTTTGTATTCTTCCATTTCAAATTCGCCACACTCCACAAAGTCAATCTGGTCTGCGTCTGGATGCTCGTGTTGAGCCAAACGCATGGCAAACTCTGTGGCACTGTGCCAATCATTGATTGCGGGGTAAGTGTCATCCAACTGGATGCAACTTTCCACCCCATCTATTTCAACTACGATTTCGTAGCCCATTATTTTCATGAACTTGCTCCTTTCGCATATAGATATGGTCTGTTTCTGTGATCGCCAACGACCATGCTTGGCTGTAGCTGTAGCATAGCACGTTTGGCTGTACGTACAGGTGTCGTGTCATACACATCAACGAATGTGTCAAACTTGTATGGGTTGTATGACACAAGTGTGTAGTCCAGATAGTCTGGATGATACTCTGGATCAAAGTCATCAAAGTGTGTGATCTCACCACGAACAAATGCATGAACATTCTTCTTGCCCTCACGCAGGACACGTTCACGCCCTGCCTTACGTACCACAAACTTAGGGTCACGAATGTGTACCTTGTCAGTGTGTAAGATTACTCTGCCAGTGGAACACTGACGAACAGACCATGTGTATTTGTGTAGGTTAAAATAAACTTCAACTCGCATTGCTTTGCTCCTTCACATACTTCATTGCGATACGTTTGTTGTGTGTAATGATGACCACACGATCATGATCATCATACACAACCCATTTGTTTTTATGCTGCACTAATCTCACTTAGTTTGGCCTCAACTTTTTTCAACTTGACACGCAGTTCACGACGTTCATTACGCAGTGCGGTACGCCCGTCTTGTACATAACGTGGTTCAATCATACCAATACGTTTCAATACTTCACACCGATATATAATGCGGTTCAAGTATTCGTTCAAGTCGTTTGCCATTTGACGCATAGTTTTATTGTCCCAATTCTGCACGATGTAATCGTCAATCGGTGCATAGTTGTATGTGTAAGACACACATTTTTTCATGTGGAATGTGTGTTCAGCATACAATGCAGGTTGTGTTGAACGAACAGATTTAAAGATTGCAGTGTTAGACATAGGGTATACTCCTTCTATTAAGATGCTAGTTTACGGGTTAGTGATTTGTTTTTACGTGCGATCTTACGATCACGTTTCCAATCGTCACGTTTAGGTTTCTGTCCGACATCGGACACTTTTGATTTAGAAAACTTAATAAAGTTTTGCATTTCGCATTTCATTTTGCTTTTCCTTCTTACTAGGTTTGCGTTTGTTGCCCTTCTTGGGCGGTACGACCTGTGGACTTTTGCGCTGTTGAAGCAAAGCTTTTGCCACTGGGTTTATCACCCCAGATGTCCCTTTCGATTTCATCTTGTATCTCCTGCAATGCTGCAATTAAACTTGGCAGAACGGCATCATATTTTACAATATGCATATCAACTCCTGAAGGTAGTATGCCTATCTCCTGCACTTCGGTGTGTCCACTGTGGACATGTTGGGCAATGGAAATCTCCCTGCCCATGTATCTAACATAAATGTTATTCATAGCATTGTATACTTTCATATCACAATTCCTCTGTCACTACACGAAATGTGTAGCCTAGTTGTTTGATTAAACTTACATCACGATCTGTCAACGTAGTTGTACCTGCAATCTCAGCAAGTGTTCGTGATGTGCTACACTTAGGGTACACTCGACGTGTACCATAAGATGTTTCAATTGATACTAACAATTCCATTGTTAATGCTCCGATAGATGCACCACTACGGTGCGGTTAATTGTTTTCTGTGCAAAGCAACCTGCCTTGCAGTCCATGCAGTGACCTTTCAAACCCTTATGGGTTTTAGGACACTTGAACATACGATCACCATTAGGTGCAGTGGTACGATCATCATCGCCAAAGAACATGATGTTCCAACCTGCATCTTGCATCATACGCCATTCGTCGTCAGTGTTAGACGGGTCAAACGATGCATTGATTGCGCAGTTTGGCAATGGCATCAGGAACTCCTGAATAGCCAGACGTAGGCCATCATCTCGCCATGCTCTGGTAGGTATCCACCATAGCACATCGGGATTGTCTAGGCACATAGCTTTGACACGGTGAATGTCTGCCATGTTTTTGAACGCCTCGCCACGGGTCATGTGACGAATACGTTGTGTAGGCTTGCGGCGTTTGGCAATCCATTGCTTGACTTCAATGGCACTGAAAGTGCTAAGTTTCTGCCAGATCGTTTCACAACGATCATCACGGTTCGCCATGTTCTTGTACATTTTGTACAGCTTCATGTTGTAGCAGGTCTGATCGCAGAAATCAGTGCGGTGAATACAAGAACCTTCATGGTTCTCAGTGTCATTGATCGGACGATCTGTTGCATACATGCCGATATCATCGACGAAACGTATAAGATCGGATAGCTCTGCGTTTGTTACTGTCATAACGGTTACTCCGTAAAAGTGTCCGACATCGGACGGTTTCAATTATTCGCCAAAGGCGGCTTGCCATTCGGCAGGTGTGATACCTGTCATCAGGAACTCACGTTGATCCGCTGTAAGATGCGGCATGGCGTTTTGGATCAACTCACCATCGACCCAAGCATCCATTTGTGCTTGAGTGATTGGCATATCCCAGTGAGTTGTGTTGCCAGTTAAACGGGAAGTACGAATAATTTTCATTGGATAACTCCGTTAAAGTGTCCGACATCGGACGGTTTCAGTTTGAAGTGTTTATGTCTATACATGTTATATAACACTTTCACTAATCATTCAAGTGTTATATAACTGTAAGACAATAAAGTTGGATCATTTGGTTCTTTCCAACCACTGTCATAAGACAGTGATTTCTCGTTAGGTGTTTTAACATTAGCCAACATTTTGGCAAGTTCAAGTTTCTGCTTTAGCAGTTCCGCTTTCGTCATTAGTCTGCCGCCCAGATAGATAGCAAGCAGACACCGATGTAAGGGATGCCAATGAGCAGCCAATCAGGTGTCAGGATGCCTTGTGCTACGAATATCACAGTTGCTGCAAATACAATGCTTGTTAAAATCAAGCATAAAACAGTGAGAAACTTTGCAAAATACATATTAAACTCCGTTTAAAAAGTGTCCGACATCGGACGGTTTTACTTTAGTAAGGCTGCTTTAGCCTCATCGACATTCTGAAAGAATGAGATCGCACGTTGACCTGTGATTTTATCGGTACGATAAACATGCCAGATACCATTTTTATCTACGATAACTTTTACTGTGTTCATAATTAAATCTCCGATTTAAAGTTTCACCATCACTGCCCACTCTTTAGAGTGAGCAGAAACAGTGTAACCTTTGGTTACGCCGCTTTCTTTTCTTGCAAAGCAAGCTTTGAAATTAGATCGTCAATAACCTCTTCAAGGTTAAGGCCGTTAGCTTCGCACTGCTTGATGATGGTATTAACCATCACTGAGCGAGTGACAGGGACAGAGACTTTAGTCTCAGAGTGTTGCACCAACTTCGTTGGTTTGTCATCAGACTGTCCGACATCGGACACTTCTGCTTTAGCAGGTTGCTTTGGTTCATCAACTGCTTTAGCAGCAGCATTCATAGCTTTCTGTAAAGCAGAAAGTGATGTGAAGCCTTTCTTTGAGGCTTTCATGAAATCACGGCAAGCAACTTCGTTTTCAACGAACCAAAGAGCTTCGGCACGACGACGACGATCAATGGTATGAATACCATAAGTTGTCAGTGTTTGGCGGCTAACTTGACCAGAGTCAAGTGAAGACTGCGCTTTCAATTGCTGAAGCAATTTACCAAGGCGAGTATCAAAGCCAGAGGCTTTTGTGCTATCCTTCAGACTGTTAGTCTGTTTCCAAATTCTTGCTAGGGCTTTGCCCTCTTTTACTAGAGCATCCATTGAAGTTCCTTCAACTACTGAGACTGATTTTGCTGATTTAGCCATGATACTTTCCTTTACTAACTATTGTAACATTAAGAGAGTTTATTATCTCTCTCACCCTAAAGGGAGAGATATAAACTATCTATGTTACTAGAATAGTTAGTAAGTAATAGAAGTCAAGCCCCATAATTTCTCTTCAAGAAATTCAACACGTCATGTGATCCCCTGCGCTTGCCGTTTCCTGCGCTACTGCAAGAAATAAAATGTTCCATTTTTTTCTGAAGTTCATGCGCTAAACTCGTGAAGAAGTGTGACCTAATTGCCACAGTAAGATACCACCTTCGGTGAACCGTCCGACATCGGACACTTTGAACTGGGTCAGCTTCACGATCCTACAAGCCGTATGCAGCTCTGCCAATGACCACCACCCCCTCTGGGGGTAGGGTAAAAATGTGCATTGTATCTTCAACACACCTTCGGTGTTACATTATAACCTTTTTACTCACTCTAAAGAGTGGCAACTGATTCCATAACAGTTGTCGTAGACAAGTAACCCATTGAAATTGCTTACACCTTCGGTGTGTTGGTGAACTGAGACACTTCTGCTGCTCTCACCACACGTCATGACATTGCATTATGCGCAGAATTGTGTGCGGTGAGTAGGCCACGGGCAGGGGACAGGGTGGGGGTGTACGTATATATGCATGTATAAATACACAGATCAGGAAAAATGGAGTGTTAACCACATTACATACATAGTGGTTTACACAGAACATGGTTCTTCAAAACGTGGGATTACAGGAACAATGTTCTTATTATATCTGCTAGGGGTTGACATGCCTCACAGAATGTGTAAAACTATTATAGTTAAAACTAAGATGACACTTAAAGTGATTCACTTAACTGTAATTATAGTTAGATATAATTATACTTAACTTATTTATCACGTATATGTAACACTTAAAGTGTACGCCGTTAGGCGAGGAGTTTGTATTGTATAAAGAAAGTTCTTGACAATGAAGCAAAAATCAGTAAAACTATATACTGACAATGTTCTTTCTGAGTTTTATAATCATTTACTTAATGGAACTATAGATAGATTGCATATCCCTCATAGTGATGTATTCTATGTACGAGAGGCCGTACAGAACCACTATGGGAGGAAGTTTACGTTGGAACATGTAGAATGGGCTATGCGTATGGAAGGATGGACGGACGGTACTGACTAATGAGTATACCTGAAAGAGTCAAAACTAAAATGAAAGAAGAGGGGCTTACTGGTGTTAACAAACCTAAGCGTACACCTAAGCACCCAACTAAATCACATTGCGTAATGGCTAAGGAAGGTGACACTTATAAGTTTATCCGTTTTGGTCAACAAGGTGTAAAGGGTGCAGGTAAAAGCCCCACCAGTGCAAAAGACAAAGCACGTAAGAAGAGTTATTATGCACGGCATAATGCTCAAGGTAAGCCGACTAGTAAACTAAGTGCTAAGTACTGGTCGCATAAGGTCAAGTGGTAAAAGGACGTAATTAAAATGTTGGCTGGATTATTGACAAAAATAGGAAAGGCAGTAAGTAAAACTGCTACAAAATCAGAGGCGAATGCAGCTCGTAAAGCTATTCGAGCCAACCCTAAGATGAAGGGTGAAAAAGAAGCGGCAGCTATTGCTAAGATTAATCAGGCAGAAAAAAAGAATATTGATTCTATTGTAAAGCGTGGTGAAGCAGCAAAGCCTAAACCAAAAGGTGATCGTTCAGCAATTCCTCCAGCTAAACGTAGACAATCTGGCGAAGAAAGAGCACGTGCAGCAACAGGTCGTGTAAGTGCAAAGACAACTACACAACAGAATAAAAAAGAAGGTCCAGGTTCTATGATAGCGTATACCAGTGTTTCACGTGCTGAAGGTAAACGTAAAGCTAAAGCTGATCTGGCGGCAGGACGTATTACAGAGGCTAAATATAAAAGCATTATTACTGCTATTAACCGTGCGAATGCTGAAGAAGTAAACAAAAAAGGTCGGGGTGTTTCTCAAAATGCAGCAGACATGAAAGCTAAGTCTGTCACTATACCACGTGCCCCATTTAAAATTCCTGCAAAAGCAAAAGGCGTTAAAGGGCTTAACTATAACAAAGGCGGCTACGCAAACTGTGGCGCATCTGTAGCAGGAACACAAGGAAATAACTAATGGCTAGAAGTACTACAATATCGAGAATAAGAAATGAAATTAAAGCTAAAAAGAGGCTACAGAAAAATTCTTCCACACCAGCGCAACGTGCATTTGGTGGTGGTCGTCGTGTAGGCAAACAAGTAGGGCGTAGACAAGGTGCAGCAGCAGGTCTAGGTGCAGGACTTACCGTTGCGGCTATTCGTGAAATGACAAATGCGTCTGAACTAAAAAAGTTGGAAAAGGAAAATCTTTCTTTAGCACAAAAAGCAGCGATTAGGGAAACACTTCTTAAAATTGCATCAGAAGAAGCAGCAAAACCTAAACGCACTGTTCCTCGTACATCTCAGTCTCCTAAACCTAAGCTTCGTCCTAAAATGAAAGCAGGAGGTTCTGTTGACCCAGCTTGGTTAAAAGCTATGAAAAAAGAAGCAGACAAACTTGGTGTTCCTTTGCGTGATCTTCTTACTAAGTATAACGGCAGAGGCGGTCCAACTACCCGTGATAAGTACGGACCACAAAAACCAAAGTCTAAAGGTAAGAAAGCTAGTATGATGAGAGCTGCTAAGGGCGGTTATTCTAAGAAAAAGAAGTAGTACTATGTGGATAGGGATAATGCTTGTGTGTTTTGATCCTATGGCATTGTCCTGTAAGATTATAGCAAAACCAGAACCTTTCTATACTGAGGAAACGTGTTTAAAGGAAGCAGAGCGGATAGCAAGTACTATAAGGCAAGGGGGTGCTTATGCTACTCCCCACTGCCACAAAGTTGAAGGAAATAGTGCCTAATGCCTATACGTAAAGTTAAGGGTGGTTACAAGTGGGGTGACTCAGGTAAAGTGTATCCTACTCGTAAAGGTGCAGAAAAACAAGCTGCCGCTGCGTATGCCAGTGGTTACAAGAAAATGAATGAAGGTGGATTTATTATGGAGACATGTGAAGGATGTCAAACACGGGGTAACTGCTTGGCAGCAGGTAAGTGTTTAAAAGGTGGTAAAGATAAATGAATTTTACAGATTGGCAATCGGAACTAGAGAAACATGGATACGTAGTTACTGATGACACTGTTACTACACAACGTGGTGATGTGCTTGCAGGTAAAGACCCTTATGGTGGGTATTATATCAGTGACTCACGTATTCAAGACATTGTAAGTAAAAAGCCCAATGTCAAGAAACAAGTAAAGAAAGCAGTAAAGAAAGTAGCATCTAAAGCTGCTGAACTTGTAATGGAACGTGCTCGTGACAAAAATGGACATTTTATTGCAGATGATCCTAATACAGAAGTCAATGAGGCGTGGGTAGTTAAGAACAAAAAATAAATGAGCTTAGTAAACCAAGGTAAATCAGCACGTATTAAATCTGTGTATGGTCACAACACGGGAACAATATACGAAACTGTATACACCTGTCCTGCTAATGCAGTGGCAGAAGTTACCTTTATTCACGTAGTAAATGGTGGAAGTTCTACTAACTCTGTAGAAGTAGAATGGTACGTAGCTGCAGATGACTACACCTCTCACTTTTTAAAAGGTAAGAGTATCAACGCAAGTGACTATGTAAATTTTTCTAACATTGATCTTGTCTTACAAGCAGGTGACGAAATACGTGTTACTCCTTCATCTGCTGGGCACATTGATACAATTCTTACAATAACAGAAACGTTTATCCCTGTTGGTTAATGCATAACGGGGTTGCATTATTGTGTGTAGTATGCTATAACTATATATGATATAACTATCTCTGGTAGCAAAAGTTACCGATAACACAAGGAGATAGTTATGAAAGAATGGTTTAAGAAAACATTTAACGCCTTTATTGAGGCACGTCAGGCAGAAGCAAATCGCCGTATTGCGGCAATGCATTTGTATCGTATGTCTGATCGTGAATTAAATGATATTGGTATTGGGCGTGGAGATATTAAACGAGTAGTATACGATGAGAGCACCACGGAAATCCCCCAAGCCAAAAAAGAAAAAAAGCACCGTAAACTCGGCTGGAAACTACACAAAGCCAGCATTGCGTGAACGGTTGTTTAAAAAAATTAAAGCAGGTAATAAGGGCGGTGCAGCAGGTCAATGGTCTGCACGTAAAGCTCAGATGTTAGCCAAGCAGTATAAAGCTGCAGGTGGCGGGTATAAAAGCTAAGAGGGCAATATGGACCCAGTGACAATTATCAGTGGGGCTACCGTTGCCTTCAACGCACTTAAAAAAGGTTTTGCTATAGGCAAGGACTTGCAAGATATGTCTGGTCAACTAACTCAATGGGCTGGATATATGGCAGACTTAGGCCAAGCAGAGAAACAAGTAAATAATCCTCCGTGGTGGAAATCTATGGGCGGTTCAGTTGAAGCTGAAGCTATAGAAGTATTTGCTGCTAAACGTAAAGCAGAAGCTATGAGAGAAGAGTTACGTAGCTACATTAGTTTTGTCATGGGGCCAAGTGCTTGGGACGAATTAGTAGCTACAGAAGCTCGTATTCGTAAACAAAAGAAAGAACACGAGTACCGCAAAGCAGAGTTACAAGAAGCAATTATAACTTGGACATTAACAGGTTTATTATTGCTTGCTGGTATCGGCGGTATTATATTCTTTGCATGGTTAACCGCAAATGGCTAAAGCTAAATCACAACAAAGTTTAGATAAGTGGACTCGACAAAACTGGAGAACCAAAAGTGGTAACCCTTCGACGCAAGGACCAAAAGCTACAGGAGAACGTTATCTACCTGAAGCAGCTATTAAAGCAATGTCTAGTTCGCAGTATGCAGCTAGTACAGCACAAAAAAGAAAAGACACCTCAGCAGGTAAGCAGTTTTCTAAACAACCTAAAGGGGCGGCTGAGACTGCCAAACGTTTCAGAAGGACTTGATACATGGTCGTAGATTTTGATGTAGATGGTGATGGCACAATCACTCCAGAAGAAGTAGCAATGAAAGAACGTATGCTTGAAATAGAGCTACGTGAAGAAAAAGCAGAATCACAAAAGTTTATGGCTTGGGTAGCTATGGGCATGATGATTATTTTTACTGTATTTCTGTTTACTCCTTTTATGTCAGACTCAAGAGTAAATGCTCTAGCAGATTTGCTAGGGCTATTTTATATCGCACAAACTGGCGTAGTTGCTGCTTACATGGGGGCTACAGCATACATGGCAGGTAAGCCTATGGGTGGTAAAGCAAAGGATATGCGGTAATGGGATTTAAACTAAGCAACAGATCATTAGGTAAACTTGAGGGTGTTCATCCCGATATGGTAGATACAGTCAAACGTGCTATTGAATTGACATCAGTAGATTTTGGCGTAACGTATGGAGTCAGAACCCTTCAAGAGCAAGAAAAACTGTATGCTTCGGGTAGATCACAAACTATGAAATCAAAACATCTGATTCAAGAAGACGGATACTCACATGCCGTAGACCTTGTAGCTTATGATGGCTCAGATGTAATATGGGAAATTAACGTCTATGATAATATTGCTGACGCTATGGCAGCAGCCGCTATGGAAGTTGGGTGTGCTATTAAGTGGGGAGCAGCTTGGTCAGTTGGAAATATTGCTCGTTATGACGGTACAATGGAAGATGCTATGAACGAATACATTGACCTACGTCGATCACAATCCCGTAGACCCTTTATTGATGGCCCACATTTTGAACTTATGTAATGCGTTGGCTAGTCCTAATCTTATTATTATCTAGTTGTGGTTTAACTTCTTTATTACCTACAGGCGGCACTAATGTAGCAGCCAATACTCAGCTAGGAAAAGAAAACAAACAAGCTGTAGTTACATATGAAGAAGAAGAAACTAACAACGCAGGACGTGATATTGTTACAGAAACAAAAGAAGTAGAAGCAGGTCCAGTAGAAAAGCTACTAATTAGTAATCAAAACATTCCACCTTGGGTTATGCTTTTATTAATACTGGGATGGTTACTTCCTACGCCAACACAAATAGGTCAATCAATTGCAAACTTTGTGCTTGCATTGTTTAGAAGAAAGAGTTAAAATGGCAAGAGCACTAACAGAAAAACAACAGAAACTACTTGCAGTCTTATTTGACGAAGCGGGTGGTGACATTGTAGCTGCAAAGAAAATTGCAGGATATTCAGACGCTACTTCATCTACAGAAATTATTAACTCTTTAAAAGACGAAATACTAGATGCTACATCTGCTTACATGGCACGTAATGCTCCTAAAGCTGCTATGGCTATGGTAGGTGCTTTATACGATCCTACTGAACTAGGTATTCGTGATAAAATGTCGGCAGCAAAAGAATTACTAGATCGTACTGGACTAGTTAAAACAGAGAAGATGCAAGTAGAAGCAAAAGGTGGTGTAATGTTAATGCCACCAAAGCAAGTAGAAGAGGATTGATATTATGACAATAGGCAAGGCTATCAAAAAAGCAATAAATAAAAAACCAAGACCTAATTTAGCAGGAGTAAAAAATAGAACTCATTCTAATCTTGCTCGTAATCTCGGAAAATCAAGCCAAGAAAATATTGAAAAATTGTATAATGCCCAAGATAAAATTAGAACTGCTGCAAAAAAAGCAGGACTTAGTGTAAAACAATATAGACTAAAAAATCCTAATAATGCAAATGTAAAAACACTGTATCGTTTAAAACCAAATATTAAAGCAAAAGATTTAAATGAAACTGGACTTAGAGTTTATGGCGGTCACTACGGAAAATAAATGACTAAACCTCTACAGAAGTGGAAGTTACCCCAACCAACTGACATAAAAGAAGACAATGAATGGATTCCTATTCCCCGTATATCTAGGACCATTCCATTTGGATACACAGTAGACCCTGATGATCCTGATGTACTTTTGCCTATTGAGCATGAACTTGATATGCTTGAGCAAGCACAAAAGTACCTTAAACAATATTCATATCGTGAGGTAGCCAATTGGCTTACACGAAATACAGGTAGGGATATATCCCACGTAGGTTTACGAAAACGGTTGGACAATGAACGACAACGAAAAGACAAAGCTAGAAGCCTACGCAGATGGGCAAACTATGCGAAAAAGGCAATCGCCAAAGCGGAAGAAATCGAACGCAACAGACTTGGAGCAAAAGCCCAAGAGAGTAGTCAGAAAGCCGAAGCCTGAACCCGCAAAGATAGTTGATGAAATTCCGATTGAGGAACAACACAACATAATCTTTAAACCTAATGAAGGGCCACAGACAGAGTTTCTTGCTGCAGGTGAACGTGAGGTACTGTACGGCGGTAGTGCTGGTGGCGGTAAATCGTATGCAATGTTAGCAGACCCCTTACGGTATATGGGGCATCCTAGTTTTTCAGGACTGCTGCTACGTCATACTACAGAAGAACTTAGGGAACTTATATTTAAGTCTCAAGAAATGTACCCTAAGATATGGCCTGGAATTAAGTGGTCAGAAAGAAAGATGCAGTGGACTGCGCCCTCTGGTGCGAGGTTGTGGATGTCCTACCTAGACAAGGAAGATGACGTTCTGCGTTACCAAGGTCTAGCATTTAGCTGGATAGGCTTTGACGAGTTGACTCAATGGGCTACCCCTTTTGCATGGAACTACATGCGATCTCGTCTACGGTCCACTGCACCCGACTTACCTATATTTATGAGGGCCACTACCAACCCAGGAGGTAGAGGGCATCATTGGGTTAAGAAAATGTTTATTGACCCAGCACCAGCAGGAAAATCTTTTAATGCAACTGATATTGAAACAGGTGAGGAACTCAAGTATCCTGCAGGACACGACAAAGCTGGAAAGCCACTGTTCAAACGTAGGTTTATACCTGCACGTCTTTCAGACAATCCTTATCTAGCAAAAGCAGGTGATTATGAAGCAATGCTATTATCATTGCCTGAACAACAACGTAGGCAGTTGCTAGAAGGTGATTGGGATATTAAAGAAGGTGCAGCCTTTACAGAGTTTGATCGTAATGCGCATGTAATTGAACCATTTAATATTCCTAGCAATTGGGTAAAGTTTAGGGCTTGTGATTATGGATATGGTTCTTATAGTGCTGTTGTGTGGTTTGCCGTTGCGCCTGATGAACAACTTATCGTATATAGAGAATTGTACGTCAGTAAGGTACTCGCAACAGACCTTGCCGATATGGTATTAAACTTAGAAGCAGAAGACGGAAACATTAAGTATGGAGTTCTTGACTCTTCTCTTTGGCATAAGCGTGGTGATACTGGCCCTAGTCTTGCTGAACAGATGATTAGTCGTGGGTGCAGATGGCGTCCATCGGATCGTTCTAAAGGTTCTCGTGTTGCAGGTAAAAACGAAATACACCGTAGATTACAGGTAGATGAATTTACAGAAAACCCTAGACTAGTATTTTTTAACACCTGTACAAATATCGTAGCGCAGTTACCTGCAATTCCATTGGATAAAAAGAACCCAGAAGATATTGACACACACTCAGAAGATCACTTGTACGATGCTTTACGTTATGGTATAATGTCAAGACCACGGTTTAGCATTTTTGATTATGATCCGAATTCTACTAGTTCAATGGGAATGAGAGTAGCAGATTCAACCTTTGGTTATTAAGGAAAAGTAAATGGCAGAAGATAACGAAGTATTTATTGAGGATGACGCAGTTATTCTTGAAGACACAGATAATTCAACGCAAGAAGATGTAAATACTTCTAATATTATTCCATTTATTATGGAAAGATACAGTCGTGCCGAAGATTATCGTAGACAAGATGAAGAGCGTTGGCTTCGTGCTTATCGTAATTATCGGGGTATATACGGACCTGATGTACAATTTACCGATGCAGAAAAGTCTCGTGTATTTATTAAAGTAACTAAAACAAAAACACTAGCTGCCTATGGTCAGATAGTTGATGTTCTTTTTGCAAAAAATAGTTTTCCTCTAACTGTTGATCCAACAGAACTTCCTGAAGGAGTTGTAGAAAATGTCAGTTTTGACCCTGCTCTTCCTAAAGAGTTACAAGAAGATGAAAGATCAGAGCAACTATCTCCTTATGGTTATAAAGGTGATGGTCGAGAAATACCTAAAGGTGCTACGGCTAAAACGTTAGCAGAACTACTCAACCCAGAACTACGTGATAAACTAGAACCTATTGAGGGTGTTAAAGAAGGTACAGGTGCTACACCTACCGCTGTTACATTTAGCCCTGCAATGATTGCAGCTAAAAAGATGCAAAAGAAAATTCAAGACCAACTTGATGAATCTTCTGCATCTAAACATTTGCGTAGTACTGCATTTGAAATGGCATTGTTTGGCACTGGTGTAATGAAAGGTCCATTTGCGGTAGACAAAGAATACCCAAATTGGAATGATGAAACAGGCGAGTATGAGCCTACTTTTAAAACTATTCCCCAAGTATCTCATGTATCTGTTTGGAATTTTTATCCAGACCCAGATGCTAACAATATGGAAGAGGCACAGTACGTAATTGAACGTCACAAACTTTCTCGTTCTCAACTACGCAATCTAAAGAAGCGTCCATACTTCCGTAGTAAAGTTATTGATGAAGCTATTTCGCTTGGCGAAAACTATGATAAAGAATACTGGGAAGATGATCTATCTGATTACGCACCAGATCATGGCATTGAACGTTTTGAAGTCCTAGAGTATTGGGGCATGGTAGACGTTGAAATGCTACTAGAACACGACGTAGACATTCCTCGTGAACTGCAAGACACAGATGAATTACAAGCAAACGTTTGGATTTGTAACGGCAAACTATTGCGTATGGTATTGAATCCGTTTAAACCTGCTCGTATTCCTTACATGGCGGCACCCTATGAGTTAAACCCATACTCCTTCTTTGGTGTTGGTATCGCTGAAAATATGGATGATACACAAACACTGATGAATGGCTTTATGCGTATGGCTGTAGACAATGCTGTATTGTCTGGTAATCTACTAATTGAAGTAGATGAAACTAACTTAGTCCCAGGCCAAGACCTATCAGTATACCCAGGCAAAGTATTCCGTAGACAAGGTGGTGCCCCAGGGCAAGCTATCTTTGGCACCAAGTTTCCAAATGTTGCAGGTGAAAACTTACAACTATTTGACAAGGCTCGTGTACTTGCTGATGAATCAACGGGCTTTCCTTCTTTTGCTCATGGTCAAACAGGAGTCATGGGCGTAGGACGTACAGCTAGTGGCATTAGTATGTTGATGGGTGCAGCTAGTGGTACTATTAAGAATGTTATTAAAAACGTAGATGACTATTTGCTTCGCCCACTAGGTGAAGGACTATTCCGATTTAATATGCAGTTTGACTATGATCCTGAGATCAAAGGTGACTTAGAAGTTAAAGCACGTGGAACAGAATCACTTATGGCTAATGAAGTGCGTAGCCAACGACTTATGCAATTCTTGCAAGTATCATCTAACCCAGCACTTGCACCGTTTGCTAAGTTTCAATACATTATTCGTGAGATTGCAAAGTCTCTTGATCTTGATCCCGACAAAGTTACCAACAATATGAATGAAGCTGCTATTCAAGCAGAGCTAATGAAACAGTTCCAGCAAGAACAACAGCAACAACAAGGTGGTCCTGCAGGTGCAAACCCAATGGACACATCAGGAGCAGGTGGTGGAACTATAGGTGTAGGACAAGCACCGACACCACAAGAACAAGGATTTAGTGGTAATGCAGGACAAGGAGCACCTCAGCAAGCTCAAGGGGCTGGTCAGCAACCAAGCCCAATGGTCTAGGTTTGAAGCATACTTAGATACAATTATTAATCAACAGCATCGTGTTATGGAGCAAACAAATGAAGTTCCTGCTATACACAGAGCACAAGGTGCTATTTATCAGTTACGTAGGCTAAAGCTATTACGAGATGAAGTATTAAAAAATGGCTAAAGTAGGAAAGAAAACAGGTAAACAAACACAAGCAGGTCGTGATGTATACGAAACACCTGAAGGTGAGATGGTATCTGAAAAATCTACAACCTTTGAGTATAAAGGTAAATGGATTAATATTCCTACTATACATGGCGGTAAACAATACTCTGAAGATCAATTAGTAGAAATGTTAGACGAAGGTTTGATAGAGCCTACTAGTGTGCATGACGAATTAGAAGACGCTATTAATGCTGCAAAAGAACGTAGTGAATCTCTTGAATTTAATAAAGGTGGAACTCCCATGATGGATGAACAAATGGAACTTTTTGAAGAAGGTGGCCTTAAAGAAGAGGGTGGCATGGTAGATGAGGAATCAGGAAACGATGTTCCTACAGGCAGTACTAAAGAAGAAGTACGAGATGATATTCCTGCTATGCTAAGTGAAGGAGAGTTTGTTTTTCCTGCTGATGTTGTACGTTATCATGGTTTAGAAAAACTAATGGAACTTCGACAAGAAGCTAAAATGGGCATAAAGAAAATGGAAGCTATGGGTCAGATGGGAAATGCTGACGAAGCTACACTGCCTGATGATATTCCATTTACTGTGGATGATCTTATTATTGTCGCAGAACCTATGGAAGCAGAAGATAATAAAGAGCCTAAAGAAAAAGCACATGGCGGTGTATTACATGCGGCACAAGGTACATATGTACAGCCAACTATAAACAGTGGTATTGTAGGTTATCAACCTTCTATTTATTCACAGCCTCCTGTGTATCAACCACCTTCGTTTAATCCCCCTGTATATCAGCCTCCTAGTTCTATAGTTCCTGTACAACCGCCTATGACTGCAGGGTACTCGCCTTTGTATCAACCCACACCTACTCCTCAAGTAGCACCTAAGTTTGAAGCAGACGCAAAAGAATTTGCTCAAGTTGATCCTGATGCGTATAAAGACATAACCAAAGATACCACAGAACCAGAAGAAGAAGTAACCGAACCTACAGTAGAAACAACACAAGTTACTCGACAAGCCACAGATGATGATAGTGGAATAGTAAGCAAAACTAAAATGCAGTCTTTAGTCAGGGATACAAATACTGCTGCTAGTAAAGCCCGTAAAGACTTTTTAAATAAAGAATCATATACTTCGTCAGAATATGAACAGTTAAAAAACATGTGGGTTGACACTAAACAAGGACAAATGGCTTCTGCTGGTTTAGGGGTAATGTCTGGTGGCATAGGTTTATTAGGCGGTTTAGCCGCACGAAATGAACAAAAGAAAGTAGAGAAAGCATTACTTAAGGCTAATAAAAACTATAAAGAAGAAGATTGGTATAAAGACTATTCTGTAAAAGACACACTTGGTGCATTTAAAGAAGATGTAACAGAGGGGCTTAAACAAACTTTTACTAAAGAAGGCCGTAAAGAATTTTATCAAGACTATCAAGGCACATACAATCCTAGTGATTTATTTAGTAGTGGTGCTACATCACAAAAATACACAGTTGCAGATAGTAATGATTTAAAAGAAGGCACTAGTATGCCTAAAGCAACAGGGCATTTAACGGTTAGGGAACAACAATCTTTTGACAATGCTGTAAATAGTGGAGACTCTTCGGTTGCACAACACTATGCAATTATAGCAAATCGTAACGCAAAACTAGATGCATATGCTAAGGGCGAACCTGTTTCAGGTTTAAGTAAATATGACATAGCAGAAGCAAATAAATTTGGTGGCAGTCTTACTACAGCAATTAATGAGGGTCGTGCTGTTGCAAATAAGAATCCTTTTAAACCTGCTCGTAAGGTAACAGAATCCGAACCTGCAGGATCAAATGATTCCGATAAAACAGATGCAAGTTGCGTAATTGCAACGCATGGTGTAGCCAATGGTGGTTTTAGTTTAATGGAAAAAGCTAAAGCTGAACTATGGTGTGAACGTACATATCATGGTAAATGGTATGGTGAAGCATTTAGACGTGGCTATCGTTATGCGGGACGTAAAGCAATTGAACAAGGCAAAGCGGCAGAACACTACCAAGAGTTTAAAGACTTTGTGTCTTATGGTCGTGGACTAAAAAAAGATTGGAAAAGTGCTGTAAATTATTATAAACGTACTATACAGTTCTTTTTAACTGGACTATTTGTTAGAGAGGATGTATAATGGAAAACGAATTAGCAACATACTTCGACATAGTAATTGACAACTATCAAATGCTAGAAGAAGAAGAAAAAAATATTCTTCGTGAAATAGAGGGCACACCACAAGCAACAGTACTTCGTAAAGTTCTTGGCCCTGAAGTTGGAGATGCTTTTAATTTTAATCAACCAGAACAACAACCAGACGAAACAGAAAGAATGCTCATGCCTGAACCTGCTCAAGAAACAGATCAGCTTGAGATGGCTGTGTAGTAGCAACACATTAACTAGCTACATAAGACTAGCTACCCATCCCCCTACCAACAGGCTACGGTGGCCCTAGTGAAAGGACATATAATGTCAGAAAATATGGAAGTAATGGCTTCAGAAGTTGAAGCACCAAAGAAAGTAGCATTTGCAAATAAAAAGTATTCAAATGCAGATCGTATTAAAAAAGAAGAAGATGAACTAGAACAATTACTTGCTGAACAAAAAGGCGAGCTAGAACAAGTAGAACAAGAACCACAAGAAGCTGAACCTGCTAATGCTGAAGAAAAAAGTTTTAAAAAACGTTATGGTGATTTACGTAGACATCAACAACAAAAAGAAAAAGAATACGAAGATCGTATTAAAGCATTAGAAAATCAGTTAGAGCAATCTACTAAAAGCGAAATTAAACTACCAAAATCTGATGAAGACATTGAAGCTTGGGCAACTAAGTATCCTGATGTAGCAGCTATTGTTGAAACTATTGCAATTAAAAAAGCAAAAGAACAAGCACAAGGTCTTGAAGATCGTGTAAAAGAAATCGACGAAATGAAAGCTAATGCTGCACGAGAAAAAGCAGAAGCAGAGTTGATGAAGCTACACCCAGACTTTGGTGAGATTCGTGACAGTGATGACTTTCATGAGTGGGCAGAAGAACAACCTAAATGGGTTCAAGATGCTCTATATGAAAACGATGCAGATGCACGTTCTGCTGCACGAGCAATTGATTTGTATAAGTCTGATCGTAACATTGTTACTAAAAAGACTAATCCATCAAAAGATGCTGCACGTTCTGTAGACACACGTAATGAACGTAGCAAACCTAACTCTGATCCGATGAACGGAGCAATCAGAGAATCCGATGTTCAAAAGATGTCGGCTGCTGAGTACGAAAAATATGCTGATGATATTATGGAAGCCATTCGTACTGGCAAATTTATTTACGATTTGTCTGGTTCAGCTAGATAAAAAGTATTGACATATTAGTTATTTATGATATAACTATATATGTATAATAGGCTATTGTACCTCTATACGACTACTACAATAACTATTTATTATTAGCAAACAATATGACTTTACGGATTACCTAATACGTATGGCCCATGTAACACATTTTGTAACTGATCATTACACTTTGTGATCTATATGCACCCATAAACGATTAGCCTCTATACTAAGTAATAAAGTTTTGCATCTGTAATCTAAATGCTAAAGGAGTTTTATCATGGCATTCGGAGTCGCATCAGGCTACACAAACTTACCAAACGGTAATTTCTCGCCTGTAATTTATTCCAAACAGGTGCAACTTGCATTCCGCAAAGCATCTGTCACTGACGCTATCACTAATAATGACTATTTCGGTGAAATCGCTAACATGGGCGACACTGTTAAAATCATTAAAGAACCTGAGATTTCAGTATCTGCATACCTACGTGGTACAACAATCGCACCACAAGATTTAACAGATAACGATTTCTCTTTAGTCGTAGACCAAGCAAACTATTTTGCCTTTAAGGTGGACGATATTGAAGAGGCACACAGCCACGTCAATTTCCAAAGTCTTGCATCTGATCGTGCGGCATATCGTCTAGCTGACCAGTATGACCAAGAAGTTCTTGGTTACCTATCTGGTTATGCACAGTCTGCTCTACATACTAATGCTGATGGTGTTAACACTACAGTAAACGGTACTAAAGCAAACTCAACAGCAGGTTCAGACGAACTTCTAGCAGCTAACAAGTTGGATATGTCAGACTTTGGCAACATCACAACTTCACCATCTGCTAGTACAACAGGTGACTCAATTCCACTTGCTGCTCGTCTACCAGGTGCTACAGCATTGCCAACAGCTTATGCTTCACCTGCTATGGTCTTGTCACGTATGGCACGTATCATGGATGGTCAGAATGTTCCTACAACAGGTCGTTGGGTTGTCATTTCACCTGAGATGATGGAAATCCTACGTGACGAAGATTCACGTCTTCTAAACTCAGACTACGGTGGGTCTGGCCTACAAAACGGTTTGGTTCTTAACAACTTCCACGGTTTCCGTGTACACGTTTCTAACAACCTACCATCAGTCGGTACTGGTCCTGCAACTACAGGTACAACTGCACAAGACGATAACTACGGTGTAATCGTAGCTGGTCATGATTCAGCCGTTGCAACTGCAGAGCAGATCAACAAAACTGAAACATACCGTGACCCAGATTCATTCGCAGACATCGTTCGTGGTATGCACCTATATGGTCGTAAGATTCTACGTCCAGAAGCTCTTGTAACAGCACGTTACAACCTAGCTTAATAACTGTAAACTTTGGGGCTGGCTCAATGCTGGCCCCATTGTACTTTAAAAAGAGGATATACTCATGGCAATTACTACAGCAATGTGTAACAGCTTTAAACAGGAATTACTGCAGGGTGAGCATGA